ACAGCTTCACCAACTGTCGCGCAAGACCACAACTCACGGAGCAATGGTAAAGCGTTTAAGGGCTTGATGTCGTCCAACAAGCTCAACACAACTTCCAAAGTGATCGGCTCTGGCTTCTTGTGCTCTGGCTTGGGCATAGTCGTCGGTATCAACTTTTTCTCCTGGACAACCGACAGTGGCACAGAAGTCGTAGTCTGGTCCGGTGTAATACACGTCGTCGTAGTACTCGCAGATACCAGCTTTTGTGTGTCCAAAGGCTGCTGAATCGGGTATGTCGAGCACGATTCCGTCATGCGATGTTGTCCCTGGCATTCCTGTGTAGTCACGGAACGAGTCGTATCTTGGATGCCAGACTGTACGCTGATTTGAATCGATTGCCTGCGTCCCTGGTCTAGGCCAGTGAGATCCTTCAAGTCCACTATACACTCCGTCGTCAGTGGTCGTTGACCAATGGAGATGTCTGATCTCAAGATGTTCTCCAGCGAGGAAACTAAGCGCTCCTTCTGTTGTGTGACTCGAGATAAAAACGAGGTAGACGCACTTACTGCATCCGTGGTCGAAGCCTCCATCAATGCTTGTTCTTTCGCAAGTAACTCGCTTTCGGATGTGTTTGTTGCCATGATCTGGGCAATAGCCGCCTTCACAACGGTAGCACGTATAACGACACGATGTGACAAGAGAGTCACCCTGTTTTTCCTGTCTCCAACTTTCGCCCTCAGAACACAAATAAAGAGCGTTACAACGACGATAAATAGAAAGAGCTACAACGCCGTGGCACCTGTGCAAAACACTGTGGACAGCCAACGTCTCAAATGTAGTGCGATACTGAGAAGGTACCTTGATAATAGTGTCATCAACACGAAAACGCTGATAACGAGTGCGCTGCCAATGACTGACAAGAAAACCAGTGATGTACATTACTAAGACACGTGCAATAAAGAGACAAAGTGCATATGCCTAATAATAGATTTATAATTACTTCTATACGGTCTCAAACAAGACCCACTGCTAAGCAGTGGGCAATGAAAAAGAATGACAAGTGTTGCTGTTAAACAGACTTTTATCACTTGACAATTAAATTTGGATATACGAAGCTCATACAGGCTTCGAAAGTCACGACTGATTAGGCCGTA